CAAGGACTTGGTTGTTAACGCCAGAGGTTGTAAAGACTGCGGTTGATTGAGTCACAGCAGTTCCGTTAAGGGCATACCAAACGTTTACTTGGTAGTTGCTTCCACCGCCAGTGGTGATGAATTGACCCAAAAGGTTTACTGAGTAAGTACCAGCATAGGCAAAAGTAATTTGGCTAGATGAGACGATGCTTACGCCACTTGAGCCAGAATCGGTGTTAATAGTAATAAGGTTGGCGCTAGTAGCGCCTGCATTGGTCTGAGTGGTAGTATCGTAAAAGTTACCGTAATGGCCTAGCGTACCGCCTGCACCAGTGGCACCAGTAGCACCAGTTACGCCTGCGCCAGTATTACCTGTTGCTCCAGTAGCGCCTGTATTACCAGTTAATCCTGTTGGGCCTGTTGGACCAGTAACTCCAGTTGAGCCTGTATTTCCTGTAGCACCCGTTGGTCCTGTAGACCCTGTGTTACCAATAGCGCCAGTGGCACCAGTGGAACCAATAGGACCAGTATTACCAATAGCACCTGTCGCACCCGTGTTTCCCTGAGAACCTGTATTGCCTTGGGAGCCTGTCGCTCCAATAGCCCCTGTAGGGCCTGTGTTGCCCTGTGAGCCTGTATTACCAGTTGCCCCAGTATTACCTGTAGCTCCGGTGTTTCCAACGGCTCCTGTAGAGCCTACGGCTCCAGTTGGACCTGTGTTACCTTGGCTTCCAGTTGGTCCAGTTTGCCCAGTGCTTCCTTGAGAACCTGTGCTACCCGTTGGTCCAGTTGGGCCAACAATTCCTGTGGCACCTGTATTTCCTGTGCTACCAGTATTTCCAATTGCTCCTGTTGCACCAGTTAATCCAGTAGGTCCTGTTGGACCTGTTTGCCCTTGCGAACCAGTATTGCCAGTAGAGCCAGTAGGGCCAGTGTTACCAGTGCTACCCGTGTTACCTTGCGCACCAGTTACTCCTGTTGACCCAGTGGATCCAGTAGACCCTGTGCTGCCAGTACTACCTGTAGATCCAGTAGAACCTGTGGATCCTGTTGAGCCTGTAGAGCCTGTGCTGCCTGTACTTCCTGTGGAGCCAGTTGAGCCAGTCTTTCCTTGGCTGCCTGTAGCGCCTGTGGATCCTGTAATACTTGGGCCTGTAGGTCCTGTTGCACCGCTTGCTCCTTGAATACCTTGAGGACCGATTGGTCCTAATTCTATAATAAGTACATCTTGTACGGCAACATTGTACACATTTGTTGTCGTTGGAATTTCAACTGTTGAGATGCTATTGACTGTTACGGCCATTACTGCACCACGCTTGCACTAACGATAAACGCGCCTTGCAAGATTTGGTAAACGTTGCCTGCTGAATCGGTAAGATTCAAAGCATAATTGTAATTGCCTACTGGAAGGTTAGCTGCGCTAGTTTGAGTGGCAGTAAGGGTTAGTGTGACTTGACCAAGACCGGCACTAATAACTGCCTTGCCATTGGCTGTAGATAATTCTACGATGAGGTTATTGCTTATGTCGCGTACCTGCATATCCGCGCTGTAGCCTGTAAGGTCTACAGGAAGATTATTGATCTTCCAAATTGGTGCAAGGGTAAAGGTTGTGCCATTGGTTACGGCTATGTTGTATCTACCTGTATTCACTTATCCCCCTACGCCGTTGTGGTTATGTAAGGACCATAACCGCCGTTAACTAAAATATTATATTCAACTGGGCTAATGACATATTCATGTCCACCCAAGTAGCAGTAATCTGCATTCTGAGTCTCATCTACACCTGGTGTACGCTCTGAGAGAATTGCTGTTCCATAAACTAAAATTGTATTTGCACGAGCAATGCGATAGCGCCAAAACAAACGGGAAAAACCCGCTGGGCCTTCTTCAACCGTTGGCGGTTTGAATATGTATGTCATTGCTACCTTTCATGGCGTTGCCGCCTAGCCCCCACGTGCGAGGGCTAGGACAACAACTAACTCAAATTATGAGTTGTGGATTGAAGATGTTGATTCAATACGAACCAATGCAGCGTCACGGTAACGGCTCCAGCCGAGTACACCGTACCAACCGATTGGACGGAAACGCATCAACTTATCAACAATTGGTCCGAAGATAACGTGTGGCTCTTCGGCAACTGCTTCTGCAAGTGCTTGCTTACCAGCAACGAGTGTACGGAATACACGTACGCCACCTGTAGCGTTAACATATGAAGATGTACCAAAAGTACCTGAAGATGATCCAGCACCTGTTCCATCTGTAGCAGAGAACAAACGTGGAGACTCTACGAACATTGATCCTTCGTAGGTTCCGATTGTTCCTGGCCAGAATTCTGAAGCACCAGTCTCAGAGAACTTATGGTCATCACGCCATCCGCCAGAACCAGTTTCTGAGCGAAGGTCAAATGAAACTTCTGGGTGGATACCAGTCCAGTAGTATTCTCCTTGACGAGGAACAGCCTTGTTAGCGCGTAGCTTTGCTACTGCTGTACGGATGTCGCGTGACTTGATTACGTCAGTTCCAAGAATTGACTTGTTTGTTGTTCCGTTTGTGTATGTACCTGCATAGGTAGAAACAAGAGAACCGTTGACTTCTGCAATTGCATTTGGTCCACCAACGAGAGTGTTGAGAACTGTTGTGTCAAGTGAGTCAGCCATGTTGAAGGCGATGATGTCAGCGATTGCTGGATCAACGTCTGAGAGTGAGAATAACTCCAACTTACGTGTAGCAAGTGAAGCGTTACCGTATTCATTCAGTGAAACGGTGACAGGTGTAGTGTTGCCTAGGGCTACTGCATCTGGATCAACGTCTTCTGAAAGTGGTGAGGTAACTGCTGATAGGTCTGTGTAAATTTGGAAGACTACAGAAGACCCAGGCATTGCTTGTTGTACTGGACGCTTGTCCGCTACGTCGCGGATAAGAGGTACAGCACGGAGAGCGAATTCAACATAACGATCATAGGCTGTTTGTACTAGAGAAGTACCAAGGGAACCAGATGATGTATCTGTATATGCGTTGCTCATGTGTCACCTTCTTTCTTAAGGTTTGTGCGATGGATAGAAAATGTTCTATCTGCGTCGTTGAGTAGGCTGTCCCATAAGTTGATTCAACTCATCTATTGATTTTGCGCCTGAGATTTGTGACATTAAGTCAACATCACGAGACGGAGTTGTAGCATTTTGAGTAGCCGCATTGATCCTCTGATATGAGGCGCGGTTTGCTTGCTCTTCTTCGCTGATAGGAGCAGACTCTGCATCAGCCTTCTGAAAACCGAATACATCGGCATTTTCAGTAAGCCATGCGTCAATCTGCTCTGGCGTACTAACGTCGCCAGGTATAAACTTGGCTACCTTGTCAGGTACGCCTTTCGTTGCCAATACGTCTTTGACTGAGCGTGAGCGAAGATCAGATTGAATCTGTGCCAATTGCTCGGACAGTTCTTTCTTTTCCTTCTCAGCGCGCTTCAATGCCTTGCGAAGATTCGCAGGACCATTAGCATCTTGTACTTCTTCGGTGACATCAAAGTCATCGTCTTCATCATATTGGTTTGCCATGTGGCACTCCCTTTCGTGTTGATTGAGACGCAGGCCGCAAGCACTTCCAGGGGAAGAAGTGTTGGCTCCCACTACCAGTCTAAATACGCGTCATCTATGCTGGTGAGTAGTGACGGATTTTATTGTTATGAAACGCCTTGAGCGTTAGCTATTCCTAGGCTCTGTGCTTGAGTTGAAGCACCGGAAGATCCACTGAAGGTGGATACTTCTTGTGTCTGTAAACGCTTCAATGCTGCTGCGGCTTCAGCGGCACCTTGTGTGCCAAAGGTAGATGCTTCAAGTGCTTGACCAACTTGTTCTGGAGCCACGTAAGGGTTGTAACGAGCAGCCAATGTTTGTGTGGCTGGCAACTGCTGAGCAATTGTTCCAAAGCCTTGTGCGGCTTGTGCTTGTGTTACACCTTGTGCTGCCAATCCCATAGCACTCAATGGACCAGTTCCGCCGTATTGAATGTTAGTTCCTTGACGTGCTGCTTCAGCACCGATTTGAGCCGCAGTAACTTGCTGTTGAATAACATTTGCAGCAATGTCTGGGCTAAGTAGATGAAGGGCAAGTGCGCCTTGAGTTAATCCATATTGACTTTGCAATTGAGCAATGACTTGTGGGTCTTCAGATTGTAGGGCAGACATAGCAGCATTTACACGCATTTGTGTTTCTGCTGGAGATACATCCTTGCCAATCAATTGACCAAGCAAAGCATTGTCTGTTGCTGCGGCTGGTAGTCCAGCTTGTTGCATAACAGCCTTGTATGAATTTTCTGTGGCAATATATGATGCTGGATCCAATGGTGTTAGTCCAGCCTTTTCACGAAGTGTGTTACCAGAAAAACGTGTTTGCCAAGCATTAGCCAAAGCCACTACATTTGGGTCTGTTGATTTAGAAGCGTTTGGATCTTGAGCCAATGCTGTAATAGTTTGAGCATCATAGTTACTTTGAGTAAGACCAAGAATTGCGTTACTAATTGCACCCGTTGGGTCAATACCATAGCCAGCAAGAGTTGATTGCATTAGTTGTAATGCGTTTTTATTTGCAATTTCTTGTTGTGCAGAAGCAGATGAAGGTCCTGTTGGCCCAGTTGCGGTTATAGGTGTACCAGCAATACTTGTTTGCGTATATGTACCACCATTGCCATCTGCATATGTGGTAGTAACAGTATATGTTCCATCACCATTTGGTGTAGAAGTTTGACCAATAACTGTTCCAGCTGTTGGATTTGCTGGAGAAGAAGTAACTGTTCCACCATATTGTGTAACAATTTTATTAAATGCTTCTCCACCGCCAGAATTTGACGCTGCTACCGCAGCAGATGCTGCCTTGGCTTCTGGTACGCCAAGATCAATCATACGCTGTACTTGAACATCACTTGCCATTATTGACCCACCACCAATCCAAAGTTACGAAGCATATTTGTGGCAGTATCCATTAGGCTGTTACGAGCATTGGTTGTATTTAGCCATTCAGGACGTTGCTTGACTTGTGTCATAAATTGATCCAAAGACATAGCTTGTGGGTTAGAAGGATCTGTGCCTCTCAAAGCACTGGCAACCATTGCGCCATAGCCAGTAGGTGCGCTAAGGTCAATGCTGCTTGGATCTACATTCTCTAGCAAACCGCTAAGAACATTCTTGTAAGGAGCAGCCAAAGAATCTACAGTGACGCCATCCATGATTTGCTTGGCAAATGGCTTGTAGATATTTGCTGCTTGGTTCATCAAATCTGTCTTCCAAGTATCAAGATTTGTAGTACCCATCTCAATGCTGTTGGCTGCGTTAGTAGCATAATCTGCACCAGTCGCACCCGCTGGAAGAACAAGGCTATTTAGGCCGTAATCTTTAGCCCATGAGCGAATCTGATTGACATTTGCCGCTCTATCTCCACCAAGTTTTTGATTTGGGTTATTCTTAGATAGTTGAATAATGTGCTGTTTGATCTGATTTGCAATGTCTGCTGAGTTAAGATTCTGCCCATAATAGTTATGCAATGTCCAGTCAACAAGATTATTTGGATCATAAGTGTGGGTTGAGTTGGCATTGATATGTGAAGCAGATGGGTTGTTAGGATCATAATTAGCACCCATGAGTGATGGATCTACATTGTAACCAATTTGCCCTTGAAGGGTTGATAGGTAATCTGATACACGGTTATATGAATCAGCATAAGAAGCAGCGTTTTCAAGACGATCTTTTTCTGCTGATTGCCATTGTGAAGTGTGTGTTTGAGCAAACTTAGTAGCAATAAATGCTTGTTGGAATTGAGCAATTGAGTAGTGCTGATTCATCGCAGTGATGAATAGTTTTTGCAATTCTCCAGTTGGATCAGATTGAATGTAAGAAGCAGGTACGCCGTACTCGCTAGTAAATTTTTGCCATGCTGGATCTGCTGGGTTAAATGCGCCGGTAGGACCTGTTACAGCAGGAAGAACTGTTGCTGGGCCAGTTGGAGCTGGCACACCTGGTGCAGACTTTTGAATTGGTTTAGCAGGTGCTTTTTTAACAGCAGTTGGCTTTGGTGTGTTAGCCATTAGAAGCCACCCCCGAATTGTTGCATTGCTTGGTTCATAGCACCCATGTATCCAGTTGCTGCTTGATAAGCCTTAGAATCTGCGCCTTGACGAACAATGTTTGTAATAAAGTCTTGTTCAGCCAATGGATTCTTTTGGGCTGTAATATCTCGTACTGCTACATAAGGCAATCCAGTTGATGGATCATATGTAGCCTGACGGGTAAAGATAGGGTGAGTCTTGGCATACTCTGTAAATTGCTGATGATATTGAGCAATCTCATCGGCAGTAGCGTCACGACCCATAAGATTTTGATAAACTTGATTTGTAATATAAGCAGTTGTTGTAATATCGGGTTGTTGAATTTCCGATGTCATTGTTGGTACGCGTGTGCTTGTGGCAGCGCCTGTACCAGCTGCTGAAATTGCAGGTGTGTAAGCGCCTAGGCTAGTAGATGTTGGACCAGCAATTGTTGTGGTACCAGCAGCACTGTTTTGCATCGCATATGATGATGCAGGCACAGTGGTTGTAGTAACCTTTGGTTTTGGCGCCATTATTATCCTAACCTTGAAAATACACTGTTAATAACAGTATTTAGTTGTGGGACTTGTTGAGCAATACCCTTAATGTAAATCTGCCAGTTATCTTTTTCAGCAGTAACTGCGCCGGTACCACCACTTAAACGGGCTTGTGAAAGCGCATTATTGTGTTGGTTCCAATCGCTGTACAACTGAGCAACTAACCCTGCTTGCTCTCCATATTGCTTTGTAATCTGGTCTAAATTCTTGCTAGCAAATAATTGCTGCATATCATTAGCCGCTACTTGAGCAAGGTGGGTGCGGGTAGTAGAAGAATAGTCATCCCACCACAATGGATTCATTTTACCATATGCAGTGATATAAGCATTCCAATTAGCACGCTCTGCTGTGGTTGATTGTCCACTAGCCTTTAATTGATTCATAGCATTATCATGTGTTGTACGCTGTTGGGCAATGTCATTATTGCCAGCTGCGACATAGTATGAAGTTAAGAATTGTTGAGGCGTATCTTGTGAACGAAGGTGCATCTTGATAATTTCATCATGGATGGCTTGAGCATCGCCTGTGCCGCTAGTTATTTGTGGAACTAGGAATGCTGCTCCTACGGCATTTAAACCGCTAAGCAGATTTTTATTGTTTTGAATCCAATTGATAGCGGAATCTGTATAAGGCATTGTTGCGCCTTTAACTGCTGCTTGAGTCTTAGAGATGGTGTAAGAAATTGCGCTATTACCATGCTCTTTAAGGAATACATCAAGTGCTTCTGGGTAAGTCATTGGCTTACCAGTAACAGGTGACTTGCTATCTAAAATCTTGTAAAACTCGTTGCGTAGACCCAAGTCTTCTTGAGTAACTGCGGCAGACAATGGGCTTACAGCGCCAACGATTGCTTTCATAATCATAATAGAACGAGCATTGTTCTTGATACGATCTAGGAAAGCCTGTTGTGCTAATGGATCATTAGATGCTGGTACTTGATTGTGGTACATAGCAGACGCCATTGAAGCCATCATTGCGTTATAGAAACTTGTTTCTGTCTCGCTGGCATTAGCAACATGGTAGACAGTACGAGCAATGCTGTTAGGCATAAGTTGGTCAAATAGGCTTGTAGAGAATCCACCGCCACCAGTCAACTTCTTTACTTCACGCTCTAGGTTTGGATCAAGTGAACCAAGGTCATTGGCTGCAATTGATACAAATGGTGAGACGCCAGGAATGTTAAGTTCAGGCAAAACAGTTTTAAGTGACTGTAAATTACCTGTGATATTGACAGGCAATCCGCCAACTACCGGCATACCGATAGCCTTAGCCGCATTCATTGCCATAGCACCAAGTTCACCGATGTAAGGAACGGTAACAATACGGTTGCCATTGGCATCAGTTTGTACAAAGGCTGGGTTATTCATACCTTGTTGTACTAACTGATAACGACGGAAAGCATCAGGATTTGAAAGGATTAAAGATCCAGCACGGCGCATAGCTTGCTCTTGCGCAAAGTAGAATGGCAAATAGTTGTTAGCCAACACAGAGAATTGTGTACGAAGTGCAGTATTGTGGATCTGAGGCACCATTGCAAAGGAAGCACGGGTCATAGCCAAGCGTGTTGCTTCTTCTTCGCTAATTACGCCATTATCCAAAGCCCATTGAAGGCTTTTCATTTCTTGCTTGACGTGGTTAAAAAACAAAGGTTGACGAGACATGTTATTGATGATTGGATCAATAATGTACTCAAAGCCATGTTGTGTAATGCGTTGTGCTAGGTTTGGTCCAGGCATAATGTCATAACGCTGACCAGCAACTGCCTTTGGAAGTAACTCAGGCTCAAGAGCCTTGATTTGCTCCAATGTAGGCTTTTGACCATTGGCAATCATTTCCATAAACTTTTGGTTGACGGCATTGCTAGCCAAGCCAGTCTTAGCATCTTCTACAGTACGACCTGTAAATAGGTTCTTCATGATGTCTACACGACGAGCGGAGAAAGCCGTTGGATCTTCGTTGATATATCCAGCCATAACATTACGCTCAGAAGCGTATGGATCAACTTTGGTAGGTGCGCCAAAGACTGATGGATTATCATGATTAAAGTCTAGTTTGCGAATACGGGCTTCATCCTTAAGACGAGCCACTTCCCATGCTTCATCGTATGTGGAACCTTTTTTAAGTTCAGCAAGAGCATCTTTAACAATTTGATTACGAGATGTTGTGGTTGCTGACTTTGAAAGTTCAGTAAAATAATGAAGGGCAAAAGAAGGATCTGTATTGCTGAAGTAAGAATAATCGCCACTTGGCATAGCAATACGACGCTTACCATCTTGACCAAGAATGTTAACCATCTGGCGCATCCACTCTTGCTGTTCAGCAGGAATGCCATAACCAGTAAATGTTGCTCCAGTAGCCATATGGCCTTTGGTTGCAATAGTAATACGAGCTGCTAGATCAAGGTCTTTTTCATCTGCTAACTTGTTTAATCCACCAGCAATAGCCTTACGAATAGGCTTGCCTTGTGCAGCATCGGCAGCGTTTTGTAGATATGCAACAGGATCAGCGCCTTCTGATAATGCGTGAATAGCATTTTCAACAATGTGTTGATCTTCACCAGCAGCAAGTTTGTAATTCATCTTAGCTGCGGCACCGGCAACTTTAGCCCTAGCAATGTCCATTGAACCAAAGCGGAAGATTGCTGGGATTAACTCAGATGCGGCAATACGCAGACCAAATCCACCAGTAAGTAGAGCGAGAGGCTTAAAAGCCTTGTCAATATAACGACGACCAAAGTCATCTATCTTACCGTATAACTTGCCGTATGTACCCATCTCGCGCATAGCGCCTTTGACAGCACGAAAGTCTGGCATAGTAAAGTAACCGCGTTGATCTTCAAAAGCACCTTGTGGTGATGATTTGCCATCAAATTCGGCAACAGATGCACGATTATCTGAGAGAAGACCTACGCCATAATTTTGTTTGTCAATTGGACCATGTACTAGCGCAGCGGACTTATCCATAATGCGTTGAGCAAGTGCTGGGTCATCTGGCAATCCAGCAGCCTTGTACATTTCATTGACTAGGCTTGAATAGATATCCTTCTTGTCAGCAATGTTTCCATTGATAAATTCTGTAGCCTTTTGCTTTGCCAATTGATCTGACAATGAGAAACGACCAATACGATAAACTGAGATAGCAGATGCTGGATCGTTTGGATCAAACTTTGTATTTGAAAGTTCAAGTGATTTACTGTCAATGTTGTATGGAAGGTAGCCACTAAATGTGCGTACCTTACCAGCAATAGCAGACTTCCAAGCATCCCCGTTAAATGGGCGTAGTGCTACAGGTAGAATTGTTTGACCAGTTCCACTGTTGACTACAGCACCAGTTGCAGGATCAACTGTTAGTTGCTCACCCTTACGAGGCAAAAAGAAGTTTGCTTGGTTGCCACGAAGATACAACTCATTATTGCTATCCCATTGACGCAGTTTGTCTGCTACATTAGATAGGGCGGCACGAACGACTGTACGGCTTGGAACCATTGTGGCTCCATTGACTGAGAAATTCTTCATCATTTCAGAGTCAGTTGTTGCTTGTAGGAAAACCTTGTGAATGTCATCTACTGTTACGGCAGAACCTGTAACTGCTGATGGCTTAAGATATTGAACTATTCCTTGTAAGCCAGGAAACTTTTGAGCAATATCTGCTTGAGCAAATCCAGCTTTGGCTGAGTCATTGAGAGTATCTGCAATACCCTTCAATGCGCGAACATATGTTCCGCCAGCATTACCAGCAAGGATGTTAGCAACTGTTGGATTTTTGCCAGCTTGATAAAGGCTATCTAGTTGATCTGGTGAAAATACACGTAAGCTGTTTTGACCTAGAAAATCTGTAATGCCATTCATTAGTCCACGCATTGGACCTTTAATGGTTGTAACTAATTTACCCTCTTCAGTGGTAAGCATCTTACCTTGAAGAATATCTGTGCGTGCTTTGCCAATGCCCATCAAAGGATCAAGTTTAAAGTCAAATGCGGCATCGCCAAGACCTGAAACTACTTTACCTACACCGGTATTAGTATTTTTTAAATCACCAAGACCAGGTACTTGTGCTGCGGCGTTAGCCAAATCACGACCAAAGGAAACTTGATAGTTAGGATTGGTAGCATCGGAAAGAGAATCACGATATGTTTTGCCAAATAATCCTGCAACGCCACGTTCTGCTTCTGCGGCTAAATCTGCGCCAAGTCCAGGTTGATCTATAAATGCGCCAAGAGTAGCGCCACCTGCCACACCAGCAGCAGCCATTAAGCCTTCTAAAGCTCCGTGGCGTACCCATACTGAGTGGATAAACTTGTAATCTTGTTGAATCTGTTGAAGTGGCTTATTAAGCCATGCCAAACCACCGCTAACAACTTTTGCTGCTCCACCAAATAATTGTTGCCATACGCCAGCACTATTGTTTGTTGCGGCATTGTCTTGAATAGCTTGTTGCATACTAGAGACATTTGTGGCATGAAGAACAGTAGTTGCTGTTCCATCTTGGTTTGGAGATGACGCTACATCGCTTGCTAGTCCAGGCTGTTGTGATAAGCCAGGATGGTTTGCAAGTGTTGTATTTATGTCATTGGCAGGTGTATTGATAACAGGTGCTACACCATTATTGATGTTTGGCGTACCTGGCATTAGTACCCCTGATTAAATCGCGCTGCTAGTGCCTTAAGTGCAGGAGATGCTTGTGGGTTTGACGCCATTGATTGAATGCCTTGTTTTGCAGTTTGATACTGAGCGATGTCAGGAGATTGCAAATTAAGGGCTGCTGGGCCAACGCCAGGACCTGCTGCTGCACCGGCAGTAACTGGTTCATTAGGACGTTGAGTATCGGCAAGCAAAGGTACTACTGGTTGTGCTTGTCCAGCTCCTTGAGCAGTAGGTGCAGATTGCTGAGCAGCATTGCGAACCTGTGCTGGTGTTGCTGGCTTTGGTGCTGGTGATGAAGAGAGTGGTGCTTGCTGTTGAAGCAGTGCCAATTCTTGTCCATCCCCGTAGTTAGGCATACCTGAGATATACCGTTGTGCTTGCTTTGATGCAGGTCCACCATCGGTGCGTTGGCTTAAAGCCCCTGGGCCTGATGACATTGCTGGATTTTTCGCCTGTGGCATAGTCATTCTCCCTCTTGTAGTGTCTCAATGGTCCGAGCCGCATACTCGTGAAAGTCTTTTTTGTCTTCCACGAAACTTGCTTGTGTGTCAAAAATATTAGTTAGTGCATTTGCAAAATTGGCAAACGCTATAAAAATATTAGAAATTAGATCAGCAAAAAGGGCAAACATGTCCCACTTGTTAAAACGAGTAGGGATATGCTCACCCTTTTGCATAATTTATTTTCCTGACGGCTTATTATCTGGATGATATTTTGTTGTATTATTTCCTGCTTGGCGTATTGGATTTGAATTTAAACTAGGTTGTGCTGGAGTTGATGCTTTTCCAGCAACAAATCCAACAGCTGCTCCTTTAGCTCTATCAGCAGCAGATGCAGAAGTTGTAACAGGTTTTGCGGCTGCTTGTGCGTTTGTTTGCGCACTTTCAACAGCGTTAAAACGTTTTGTATCTCCACTTTGTTGGTCGCCCAAACGTTGGGCTTCTGTTCTTTTGGGAGTTGTTAATTCTACTTTATCAGGGCTAGTTGTCGTAACTTTTGTCTTATCAACAGTACGAGAAACAGTTACTGGCTTATCTGAACTAACTTTAATAGATTTTGTTTCTCCGCCAGCTTTTCCTATTTTACCAGCAGGTGTAGATTCTGCTACTCTTTGAGCAACTTTATCTCCAATTTTAGCAGCGGCTACAGAACCGGCTTCTTCGGCTCCCTTGGCTAATAATCCACCACCCATTAAAGCAGGTACAACATTGGTAATAATTTTACCAGCAGTTGAATTTGGGTCAATAAGTGGTGGACGATTTTTAACTGGGAGCGGCTTATTTGCCGCCATAATTATTTAGCGCCTGGGTTTGTTCCGCGTGTAGCAGAAGGCTGTACGCTGTACTTAATGTCAGACTTGCCTGTTCCTACTGGACCAGACTTCTTTTGGATCTTTGTCTTCTGAGTTGTTGCATCAGATGAACCATGTCCACCTTGCATCTTTGGTGAAGGAACCTTTGTTGTAAGGCTTGCCTTCATTTGTGGGGCTACTTTAGCCATTTTTTTCTCCTATAGGTTTTGTGTGGAAACCAGTAGTACTAGACTGGTTGCCTTCTAGCAACATTGGCAGATAACTGCGGTGCGCCAGAAGATGAAAGTCCTGCTAATAGATTTTGCAGGGCAGATGGTTGCGCGCCACCTTGTGGTGCGCCTTGCGGCATAGGTACCCCAGCAGGAGCCTGTCCTGGGGCGCCTTGAGGCGCCGCACCAGCGGCTGCGACTTCTGGGGATTTTGGTTGTGGTGCAGGTGCGAAAGCAGCGGCAATAACATCTTCAATGTTATCTCCTGCTTGACGACCCTTAATCGCTGCGGCAATTGCATTGATTGCCTTTGAAGGGTCTTGTCCCTGCGCTGCAAGTGAAGGAATAGCATTTGCGTAAGCACCAACTGCCGCCATAAGCGAATCGCGTAGTGCTTCTACTTCAACCTTTTCTTCTTCTTGGGTTACGTTCATTTCCCAAGGCATTTGACGACGCAAGAAATCGCGTGAGATTAACTTATCTCCACGAGCTTGCAATCCAAATACCAAAGCACGGTTTGGATCTAGTCCAGCCATCATGCCGTAAGATACGTCACACCAGTAATCGCCTTGAATATCTTTCTTAGGTGTGTATGTAATTTCATAAGGCGCACCGGCATTTACACCGCGTACTTCCTTCTCAACATCACCAAAAAGTTTTTCATCCATCATGAAACAGATGCGCATAACGTGGCGAAATACTTCAGCAAATACTGCTTGAGCAGTTTTAACTTGAGTATCAAAGCCACCCATGAGTGCTTCTACACCACGGCCTGTAACGATAGAACCTGATTGCTGTCCTAGACGACCTTGTGGGTAACGTGCGCCAACGCGTAGTTCTTGATCTAGTTGTGCTGTCTCTTGAAATATTCCTGGTGGAATCTCAAGACCAACACGGCGAATCTTTTCAGGATTGGCAGAGCGGATAGTTGCATCTGGACCAATCTCAAGTACATTCACATCAGAAGGCAAAGCAAACGGAGCCTGTACAGATTTCTGTGCTGCTTCCAATTGAAGTGTAGCAAATCTAGCACGGGCTACTTGTAGCCACATAATATCATCAAATTGTCCGCGTTGATTCTCGTCAGAGTCAATACCAGGACGAGTAGCGATGACAATAGGCAATTCGCCAATGACATTTTTAGCACGATCTAGGATAAAGTTGTTACGCTCAGGGATGAATAGAACTAGTTCTTCTTTGTCCTGATAGCGATAGACTTCAAGGATACGCTCTGAGTTACGAGTCTCGTAAGGTCCTTTGATGACTGACTCATACTCAGGATAGTCATTGACCAACTCACGGACAGTCTTCTTGTAGCGACGTGTGTATGAGATTAACTTACCAAAACGATCATACTCTGGGTATGTTCCGATTGGGTTATCAATACGAATCATTGGGCGATTATTCTCATAATCAGGCTCAACGATAAATGCTAGCATTCCATAGGTAAGGTAACGGTCAGCACCTGTGTACATCAAAGTCTGAAGGTTTGCAGTATCACGATAGCCAGCGGCAATCATGGTGCGTTTATCGGCTTTCTTTCTAGCACGATCTGAGATAGCGTCTGTTGTATCGCAGTTGAATGCTGGAAGCGGAGCAATAACTTCTGCTACATCGCGTGCGGCAATATCAATGAAGTTAGCCACCATAGGCTTAGGAAATTCTTCAGGGAATTGTCCTGGAAATACTTGCTGAATGTCTCCTTGACGAATAGCAAGAAGATCAGCCCAGCGCGAATCGCGTGAATGGTAATGGTCGCGTAACTTGCGAACCTTGGTGCTTAGTTCACCAATTTCTATTGCCACTTAGGTATCCCCCGTTGCTTGCTAACTTTTCTTGAAGTTGTGAGTATTCTTCTAGGTTTACTACTCTGCGTGAAGCCAACTGATGGCGAGTAGCATATGGATTCTTTACAAACGATCCACCATATGCACCAGCCTGATTGATGTAGTCACGCATCTGTGTCTCAGCAAACCAGAGGGCCATTGGACCATCTTGCTTATTCTTCGTTCCTGCTGACCAAGTAATCAATTGCTCAATCAGTGCTTTGATATGTTCGTTGTCGGCCCGTGGCAATTCCAGAAGGTTATTCTTCATGTATTTGCCCTGGTTGTCGCACGAGCCGAATAGTGGTGCCATAGAGGCTACGCCAAATTCAAGATCCATTTTGTTGGCGCCTGTGTAATGCTGCACGAGGCGAATGCCGCGTGTTGCTAAAAATGAGTTGATCTTTTCGTCTTGAGTTAAGAATAGCTGGAAAGCATTCTTCTCAATAACCCAGACCTTTGGATTGTACTTCTCAGTCCAACTAAAGATTAGGTCGCGAATCTGTTGAGGCGTAGGTGCTGGCATCCGTGATGCCTCTAGCAAGTAACGCTTGCCTGTGGTTCTATCTCCTGAGATAATGACAGAGAAGGTGTCACCGGACATGGCTGGATCCATAGCAGCGACTATGTATTGGCTATTGAGATTATCAGGATGACCTGGCGCACCAGGAATCAGAGGACCAATAGCACGCATACCGCTGACAGAACCGCGTACACACTCAGGTGAGAAGATGGCAGTAGACTCAACATCTTGCTGCTGATAAACCATCGCCCACGTCTTTGGGTCAATCAATCCGCGACGGCGGCGAAGATGCGATCCATTCCAGCGCGGGTAAAGTCCATCGTTATCTGCTGGGGTAGTATCAGTATCCCAAGGACGATCTGACTTAGGCCAGAGGGTAATCCAGTCTTTTGGATCATCTTTAAATTCTAAGACTGCTGGCATAGCCAAGTATGTCCAAGGGCTGACGTTGTCTGGGTAACGCTCAGGGTTGCGCATTTCGCGGTAAAGATCCATTGGATCTACGCGAGTACCGACAACGAGAATCTTTCCAGTAGGACCGACACGAGTCAGTACTTCCTGTTGAATCCAGCGGATCTGCTTTTCATACTCACCAGCGTTGGCAAGGGTGACGCAGTCATCCAAAATAATAAGATCGGCACGTGCGCCGTAAATCTGTCCACCGATACCAAGGGCTTGAACGGTAGGATCTTTTTCACCTGATTCACGTTCTAGGTAGATCGTGTCGGCTGTCCACTTCTCAGCGGTAGCCTTAAAGCCTTCTACTGGCGCGTAGCGCCTTTGAAGTTCTGCCCATTGAGGTGATGTGAGTCTTTGCTTGATGGCGTAAAGAAATTCTTTAGCCATTGCCTGAGTCTTTGAAACGAGCTTGATACGAACATTGGGATTGGTGACAATCCGATAGGTTACGTAGTCAATGGAGACTGTCATGCTCTTGGCGTGCTCGGGCGGCATATTGACCAAGACGTAATTAGGAAATCCCTTTTCGTAGGTCATGTTGCCGTGGAGCCAAGCAGGCTCCCCTTCTTCTAGCAACGAGGTAATGTTGCGTTGATGGGGGAAGGTCTTGCTCATTAAATACTTGGCACGGAAATCCTCAAACGAGATTTCGGCGTCTTCATCAGCCACGACGCCTTTACGCTTTTGAATGACCCTAGACAGATCAATAGCTTCTTTAAACTGTGGGTCGCTAGAGCGATAGTACTCATAAGACTTGATAGACTTGCCGACTGCGCGGCAAGCATCCTCAACAGTCACTCCATCGGCAATCAGCGCGACAAGGCGCTTCTTTGCCTCTGGAGCCGAAAGGCTAGCCTCTGGGGCTAATTTGTATGAATTAGACTTTGGTTTACTCATAAACCTATTTCTCCTACCGCGAAGCGTTGCCTATGGGCAACACTTGGGTTATCTTTAGGGGGCGCCTTCAGCGCCTAACCCTATGGGTTAAAGGCAGCCCGTAGAGGCTGCCATTGGGTAAACCGTAGTTCGTCTCACCGGCATTGTTCGCTTGAGGCTCACCCTGCCGTGAGCCGAACGTTACCTGTGTAGATTATTTATATCCCTATATATACTAAGGCGGGATAAAGTCGTTTTATCCCGCATATGAGTGTGTGATGTTCGTCACACTCTTTAAAGTCAGTATTTTACGCCTACTTTGTAAAAAAGATTTTCGTCACACGGCCCTATATTTAGAAAAAATATTTGGGTGGATAGTACCAGTACCACACCGCCCACGTTAAAAACCCTCGGGTTGAACAACCCACGAAACGGGTTTGGGATTTGTGCGACAAGGCGGGCAAGCCCGACAATCCACGATTAGACGGCTACGATTACGGGTCAAATCGGATTGTTTGCCGTCCTTGTTGAGCCGTTAAAAGATGGTTAAGGGGGCAAAGTGGGGCTTTGTGGGTGTTATTAGGTTAATGTGGGGAGACTATAGAAACCACCCATAACCGCCCTCAACCATCCAAAACTTGCCTCACAACCGACCCACAACCCAAGACAAATAAAGGCGTTGACCCTCACAACATGACACCCAAGGGCAGACATTTGACCCATTGAGGAAGGGGCAGGGGCAGCCCAAAGGCTCACCCAAACCCCAATTTTCAGCTTGGTAGCCTTAAAACCTGGTAACCGGTTTGAGCGTGTTGAACTGTTTGACTTCTGCCCAAAAGGTGGGATGATTTTCCTAGTGGGAAACTCCCACACCTTGGAAGGAAACTAAAAATGCCTAAATACACACTCACGATTGGCTTTAATGCTTCACGCGAATTGACCGAAGAAGAACTTGGACAACTCCAACACGACACAATCGCGCAGATTGAAGAACCAACAACCGCAGAAGGAGAAGACGCGGATTACACAACCGAATTTCTCGGCTCTGACATAGACAAGGTGGCGGAATAATGCGCCTAACAAAACGCGGAAAAATTGCCCTCACCCTCGCCATTGTGGCGGGGGTTGTGGGCTTGTTGTGGCTTGTAGATCATGTTAATTGGATGGGCAACCATTGGTGTTTTCACTCTCTGATCGTCTGCGAATTCGGAAAGGGGAACTAATGGCAAGCAAAGAAAGTCCAAACTGCCAAACATGTCGCGGGGGATTCATTAAAGCCCACATTAGTGGACAAGATAGGATTCTATCCTGCCCTGATTGTAACTAAGGCGAAACGGGGCAACCCTGCCCCGTCTTGGCGTATCGCGCCAACTGACGAGCCTCGTCTGAACATATGGAAGGAATACAAATGGAAACAATGACAACCACACCCGCACAACAATTCGCGGATGATTACCTACTGATCGCGATGAACGATCAGAAAACTTACAATCGGCTTATGTCTTGGGCAGATAATCGCGAGGCTTACGCTCTCGCGGAGTTAATCAAAACAGACTACGAGGAAGAAATGGCGAACATAATCGGCGACAAAGACACCCCGCGCCATTGGATGGCTCGGCAGGCTTTGCTCTGCTGGGGCATTGAGCCTTTCATCTTGATTGCTCGCGATGTTTTAGCATCCAAAGCTGAAATTGTGGGCGCATAATGAGCCAAGAAGGACGCCTTGCTTATTGGAAAGCCAAAGCGGCTTTGTGTGAGAAATTATTTTATGAACAAATTCCCGACAAGGAAAAACAGGATGAAGCAGTAGAAAACTTAGCCCGCTTTATCCACGCGAACAGAGAGATAGACAGGCTCACCAATGGGGTGGACTTTGATTGGCTATACAACACTAACAAAACAGAAGGGGCAGGGCAATGAGCATAGATTTTTTTGGTTTGCTGGAAATGTATTTAGACGGCGACCCAAGCAAACACTCAGACGAGGACAAACTATCTGACATCCGAGATTTATTAAACGCTTACCACAAGGAAAATAAATAACCGACACGAGCAAGGCGCGGGGTGCTTGACTTACCTCGCGCCTTTGCCTATTGTTCAACCAAGCAAGCCCCGCATCGGCGGAGCTATTAAACAGAAAGAGCAGGAAAATGGAAGAAGAAATGTTTATTTGTAACTGCTACTCGCAATGCGGGTGTGAAAATCTAGTAGAAGATGAGGGAGAAGATTGCGAAGATTGTTTTGGCAATTGTACCCCGTTACCAATTAACGCTAACAAGGAAGGAATAGACCAATGAACGATTATCTAACGCGCTGTAATTGGTGCGAAACAAGGCAAGACGGAAACCTTAGCGACCTATGCGCTACGTGTGGAAAGCAAGGCTACATGATGGACTACAGAGAGAAGGCAGAAGCATGACACAGACACTGACAGAAAAACTAGGAGAGCGAGCTACTGACGCGCTTCACGAGGCTATTCGGATAGCATGGCAAGCCGGATACGAGCAAGCCCTGAAAGACGTAAATCAAGATAAGGACCTAGGCGGGGGACGTACTTTGCGCCTTGCTGTTGTCTCAAATATTGAGATGGATGACAGAGAGTGAGTACTATACATTTGGCACTAGTAGTTCTAGGTATGTGTGTATTTGGTGGGCTAATGGCCCTTTCACTTGTCTACATGTTAGAAAAGAAGGAAGATAATGAGTATTAAGCCAGGAGCAAGCCCCGCATGCGCGGAGCCAGGTATAGATCCGGAGCTATGGTTCCCTGACGCAACTAGCCTACGCACGCATAGCCCAGCAGATCGTCGCAAGTTTATAGATAAAGCGATATTTGCTATGCGTACATGCCAGCGTTGCCCACTATTTGCGGATAATTCATGTATAGAATACGCTATGGAAGACGCAGCTACCATAGATCATGGCATTTATGCCGCATCTCTACCCTTTGAAAGGCGCAAGGCAGTAGGACTAATACCGGAAGACTCCAACAAGTGGGAATTTATTGTAAGAAAAGCCGCGGACGATGAGGGAATACTCCCCACCTATATCGCCAAGAGAGAAAGGCCGAACCAATTACACGTTACATATTTCTCAAGAACAAAAAATACATTTACAGACGACGAACAATCGGGGCTGGCTTCCTAATACTAGTCGGCATATTTGCTGGCTTCTTCTGCCCTTGTGAGGCTGTTCATGACCATCTGGAGACGCCTAAGCACTACGCCAGAGCCTTGTATAATCAGCAAGGAGCTACGCGTGAGCAATGGATATGCCTGGATAAACTTTGGACGGCTGAGAGCCATTGGAATTACAAGGCACGCAACTCCAAAGGTGGTGCGCTGGGCATAGCCCAAGCATGGCCGGCAGAGAAGTATGAAGTAATGGGTGCTGATTACAAAACTAATTGGCAAACTCAAATACGATGGGGCTTGTTATACATCAAGCTACATTGGAAGAACGACGCTTGCGCGGCATTGCGCAACGAAAACAGAAAGGGATACTACTGATGGAATTACAAAAGCCAAAGGTGCTGATCCATATATTGGCAAAGGATAAGGAAAAGATCCTGCCTGAGTGGCTTAAGCGCAACCTAGATGACTTGGAATACCCACGCAACAGAGTCTATCTATATTTCAGAACCAATAATAATAACGACGCAACTGCGAATGTTATCCACAGATGGATAGACGATCAACAGGTGCGTCGTGAAAGCCCATTTACCTATGAAAGCGACAGATCATGGTATGAGTGGGCTTCTATTGAAGTAGATGACTCCGACATAGCTACGCCTGTACAGAACTACGGCGTACATGAGTGGAATGCCGAAAGGTTTAAGGCGCTGGGAGCGCTTCGCCAAGAAGGCATAGATAAAGCACGCTTTTGGGAGACAGACTTCTACTACACCTGCGACGTGGACAACTTTGTATTACCTCACACGCTCAAGAAATTAGTATCATACAATCAACCAGTGGTGGCACCCCTTATCCGCTACGCTCTAGGGAAAGAGGAACATAAGCCTTATGCCAACTACCACAATATTGCCAGCCCAACGGGTTACTATCAAGACAACTACGCGTATTATCGTATCCTCAACGGCGAAGTCAGAGGGCTTATCAAGTGTGACGTCGTTCACTGTACATATCTCATCCGTCAAGACATACTCCCAAAGATCAAGTATGTTGATGGAACCGATGACTATGAATACGTTATCTTTAGCCGACGCTTGCGAGAGCTTGGCATTACTCAATGGCTAGATAACACAGAGCTGTACGGCTATCTCACGCTTGACGAAGACGTGGATGCTTGTGTACAATGGATGGATAAACTTAAAGAAGCCTATGTAAACAACAGGATTGCCGCTCGCTAACCCTTCCAGGCTTGTAGCGGCAAGAGAAAAGCCACCGAGATTTATCGGTGGCTTTTGCTTTGGGTACTTCCCCTTACCCAAACCTATCTTTTAGGATGATCGGTGGTGTAGAAACCGGTGCCGTTGAACCTAACAGGTGAAGCTGAGTATACTCTGTTCATAGGCGTATTACAACATATCGGATCCGATGCCTCGGCATGGATACTACGCTCTACCTCATATTGCGTGGCGCACTTGGCGCATCTGTATTCATAACTAGGCATTACTTAGTCCAAATCTCAAAGCCAATGTACCAACGAAAAGCATTCATCATAAAGGCACGATCATGCGGGTCATAGTCAATACCAAAACCCCAGTAACTTGTTATGCCATGAAAGAATTTAATCTTCATTTAATACTCCCAACTTACATTCATCTACACAATTCCATATCAGTTCATAATATGAATGACCCAGTGATTTGCGTATCTCAGTATAGCAGTCTGGATGGTGGATCGGCTTCTCATACGTCATCTTCTGGCACCTCTGCTGTAAATGGTGACTGCCCACCTAAATGGTTGTTAAGCCTACGCAAAGCACCATCCACCTTGCGGTGTGCGGTAGTGTCGCTGACTTCCAACTCCTCTGCTATCTGGCTAAAGGTAAGTTGATGCTCAAACTTAAGCTGTAATACATCCCGATCCATCTCATCCAACTTGGCTAACGCCTTGCGAATGTCTAGCAATTGAACAACATAATTGCCACCTTCAGCGGGGTTACCACCACCGGATACGCGTGGCTTGGTAGCGTCGCGTGTCTCAACTACATCAGCCCATACAAATGGAAGTAATTCAGATAAAGTAATAGGTGAGTAGTAAGCCTCATCTTCAATAGAATATCCAAGTGATTGCGCTTTGCGCTTGCGACAATAACGATCAGCGTGCCTGGATAGTGTCTTACCAAGCTGCTTAATTCCACCCTTGTATTCTTCAGATGACTGTTCATGGTTAAGCCACTGCTTTACTTTTTTATCACGGCGCAAGATCCATACCATTAACTCTTGGCGTACATCAGACACGTCAAAGTATGTGTGATATTTGCGGTGAACAGTGCGTGCTACTTGAGACGCAATATCGGATGCTTCTTCTACCCAGTTATCCATAGATAGTCTCAGGTGGCTTAAGGTATTTTTGTTGAACAGCAAAGACTGGCGCACGCATAGTAGTGTTGTAGAACTGCTCTGTCTGCGCCTCATAGCCATACATCCAGCCATGAATACAAGCTACATAGTGCGTAGGTAAGGTTACCAAAAGGTACTTACGGGATGGATCATCGTCATGGTTGATGAGTAATTTACCGCTAGAGTAAGCCGTTGTGCGTACTTCAAACTCTCCAACATCGCCCATCTTACGCTCTTCAAATAAAGCAAATGGGTATTTATCCTGCCATCTAGCAATCGCTATCTCACCCAAGCAACCACTAATCTCACGCGCTACCTGCTCAACCCAAGTGGGAGCATGGCCTTGCGTAGCATCATTACCTTTGGCTCTGTTGTAATTAAAGCGAGCAACCGCTTCAATCGTGGCAAAAGATAAGTCGCCATGAGACATTTTAATTTCAATCATTACCAACGCCAAACCTTGCCGTCAACAACAAAACTATTTTTAACGATAGGTACGAGCTGCGGTACTACATTCTGCCCATCTACATGGAGAATGCCAAAACCTTTGTTCCAAGTAAACAAACCAGCTTTAATATAACGAGCATAGCGATAGTCCATGAGGTTACCAAGTTCCATGCCCCATACAGTTCTAGTCTTACCTGCCCAACCTTGTGTATGGTGTGTCAGTCCTGCTCTATGTGTATGTCCACAAGCAACCGACATACCAGCACGCTTAGCAAGACCCAATGCTGTAGCACCGGCAGTCGGTTGTACGTTACCTTCATCCCCGTGCATGAGTAGCCAGCCAGGAGCTATCTCAAATGGATCATGATGGTACTCAATACCAAGTTCATCTAAGCGTAAGAATTGTTCAATTTCTAATTCAGGTAAGCCAAGAAAGCCTGGCACCTTTGATTTAATTTTATTGTATAGTCTGTCGCTATGGTTACTGCGTACCATATGCTCAACAGTTAAATCCTCTAGTAACTTAACAGTAATGTCACGATGACGACCTAAATCCCGTTGCCACTCACCTTCCCCGCCTTCTTCCCATCGGCTAATCTGTGGGAAGTCAATCTCATCTCCACATGTAGCAACTACATCGGGTTGATAAGCACGAATGAATTTCTTGATAGCGTTGGTTGCGCCAACGTCATGGTATGGGCTTTGTAAGTCACTAAGGATAACTATTGTTTTCATTGTTTGGGCCAAGTACCTCTCTGTACCATTAGCGCAATCACGGCGTAGTTCGCCATATCTTTGAACGAGTCTTCAATAGACTCATGCTTAGGTGTTTCCTTGCTTGTGAACAAATTCTTGAGACGTTCAAACTTATCGCCAATGCGTACAAGAAGACCGTTGATAGGCCCACCATAAGCGTTATTAACATTACCTGGACCATAGTCCTGCTGTTTCGTAATAAGGAGATTACCAATTTCATCCATCACTTCCCAGACTGCGGATGCAAAGGCGGGATTTGAATTGTGATTTGATTTGGGCTTTGTATCTTCACTATGTTGAATCCCAAATCGGTCAATAACTTTAACGCTATTTCCATATCCTCGCTCACTCATTCATCTCCCCCTAGATCGTCGTTGAATTGCCCTCTAAAATAATAGTTTTTATCTGCTTCATTCAGCTCATAACAGTATATCACACGCTTGTTATCAGTAAGGTGTTGCACCATTTCAATCTGATCCAATACCCAAAAAATTTCTGGCACTTCTGCGCCATCCTTTGGGCCATACATAAAGGTGGGCATTCACTTGGCTTCCTGAATTAAGTTAACAGTTATCTTGCCACCGGTAAAAGAGTCGTATTTACTAGCGATTTGTAAGGCTTTTGTGATGATCTTGCGAGCCTTAACTGCATCGTCAATAAGTGTGCCACCGCCAAGAGCAGTCATAGCACCAAGAGCAAACTTCTCACCACTGCCAGCTACATAGAGATTGTCGGCGTTACGTTCCCATGAGTAGTCCTCATTGATGCAATAAAGTTTGCCTTTGACTGCCACAATAATAATGTTGTCATGCTCAACCGCAGACTCAGCCTTGCTAAATTCATAACCTGCATCTAAAAAAGCTTTACGAATGGCTGGAATAAGTTGCCTAGTAATGTACTTATCTATGTCCTTGCCATTGATTTGTGGTGGTACAAAGTCATGCTCAAGAATGTTGATGCCGCGTACTGACCCAGCCATAGCAAAAACAAGATTGTTATTCTTAAATACTTTGCCATTGGGTATATTGATACTAAAGCCATCCTCGCTAGAGGATTGAGAATCAGCTCCGATCATCACCCAATCAGGGCCTTCAATGGCGGCTATAGTTGTCACAAACGCTTACCAATCCACTCAACAACGTTGACGGTAACAGCGTTACCCATTTGCTTATAGCGGTGACTATCTGCCTGTTCGTCAGTCCAACCATCAGGAAAGCCTTGTAGTCTTTCACATTCAACTGGGGTAAGGCGACGTACATCTACATCATTTGCAACCATTGAAGTATTTAAACCACCTGTTCCCATAAAACTTGTAAGAGTATTCATTGTTTTGCCTTGAATTCTTGCGCCATCTGATCTATGTGGATGAAATATAATAACAGTAGCCCTTACATCACCATTGTCAAAAGCATTCAAAGTAGGTGCCACCCCCCCCTGTATCCACGTTTCATAGTCATCAACACTTTGCGCCCTACGGCTTTTCGTGAACCACAAGTTTATTCTCCGCCACGTATTGGTTTCCTATTCCCTTGTAATCTCTTGCTTGGAGCGTACCAACAATGTTTCGCTGCCCCCCCCCCAAGTCACCACCATTGGCTCTTAAAGTTCCAGTTCCTTCTTGATAATTAGCAAAGGATGATGGAGTAAAACCTTTAATAACAACATGTCCATTGTTAGCATCTTGATTTACTACTGATCCATGATGGTATAGCTCAGCTGGAATAGTGTTGGCAATATCTTTTCCACTGCCTAGTTCAACGCTACTTGTTCCAAGGCTGCTTGCAGTTTTTCTGGTAACTTTTTTCCTCGGTTGTTTGCTCGGCGTAGGATTCCCTCTGCCGCTTTCTGACTCAATGAATACCGGCTGTCTGCTTCTGTCAATAGTACTTCCGACAATGAAGACTCTACGGCGTCGTTGGGGTACTCCGAAGAATTGCGAATCCAAAACTCTCCACTCAATGTGGCGATACCCTGCGTTGGCCAATTCAGTGAGGACAACTCCGAAATCGCGTCCGTTGTTGCTTGATAGAAGTCCTGGCACGTTTTCCAAGACGATAGTTTGTGCTTTAACTTCTTGTGCAAATTGTATGGCGTCCCAAAATAATCCACTTCTTGTCCCAGCTCCTGCTCCAGCACGCTTGCCAGCGACGCTGACGTCTTGGCATGGGAATCCCCCGCAAACAATGTCAACTCGTCCAATTAAATCAATCTCCTTTGCCCATTCAATTGCTGTGGTTACATCATCATGCATCGGCACATCAGGCCAATGCTTCTTCAGTATCTTTTGTGCGTGTTTATCTATCTCTACTTGACCCACACAAGTATGTCCTGCTCGTTCAAAGCCAAGGTCAAACCCGCCTACCCCAGCAAATAAAGAAACAAATGTACTCATGCGTTAATTCTATCACGAAACCACTCAACACCATGGGTAAGAAACACCTCATTGACATCTTGATTATCTGGCAACATAACTACAGTTGCTTTGTCTAAATCTTCTTTGATCCTTTTAGCAAGTTCTTGTCCAGGATTTCTGCCGTCCTCTTTGACATCATTGTCAGCAAAAATGAGGACTTTTGAGTAGCCTTCAAATAGCTTTGGGAACCACGGTTTCCATTGAGACACTCCTGCAACACCAACTGATGGTATGCACACGATGCCCGAAAGAATGATTGTGTCAATCTCTCCCTCGCAAATGGCAATTGTGTCAGAGTATATGTGCAAGTCATTAACGTTAAATAGACCCACCTTTTGACCAGTCGGATATAAGTATTTTGGTGTGCCATCATCTATCGTCCTAAACTTCATTCCCACTACGCCAGTAGGCGTAAGATACGGAATACTTAATCTTCCAACAGAATGTTCATGCCCAGCACTAGGCTCCACGACGCTTCCAAGAAGGTACTTGGCTGCTATCGCTTCCGTTATGCCGCGTGCCTCTAGGTAAGAGAGAGCCTGTGGTGTGAGATTGAGATAGTATCTCTCGGCTGCTTCCGTGAGCAATTGCTTCTGCTCTGCGTTTAACATCTTTAAACTCCTTTATGTTTTCCATACGCGATACTACATCATATACATCACCAAGTATTTGGCAGACAAGACAGTTGTAGCCTTGCGTATCTAAGTTGTAAGCGGCACTAGCATGACTGTCGTCGTGCATAATGCACTTACATGGTATCCATCCATGGCGATGCATAACGCGTACACCATAATGCTCTAGCACTGTAGCTAGATCAGGCTTCAATACCACCTGTCACCTTCAACCATTGGTTTAAATCTTGTATGACCCAAGACTGATCCAGCGATGCCATACGCCTTTTGACGATGACATATGCAGGTGGCGCTGGATCAATCCCTCTAGCCTTGGCATAGTTGGCTGCCTCAGCTACAGCCTCTCGCCAAAATTGTGGCAGATCCATCTTTGCCGTTGCTTTTAATTCAAAGATATAAGGCGCACCTGCAACCATGCAGACTATGTCACCCTCATCATCTTTGCCAGCAAGACGCAGACGCTCCGCCATCAAACCTTTTAATCGTAGGAACTTTAATATTCCTGTTTCAAATGCTGAACCTTTGCGCTTGTTGTAACTACTCAATGTTGCTCCAACTGGTTCCGATAGCCAATGCTGCCCGATCTGGGTATAACAACATTCTACTTGCATCTGCCCACAAAGTGACGTATTGACTGCCGTCGGCACTGTTCTTTGCAAAACGATTCTTAACACAGGCAACACGAAATTCACCGGTAAATGGCACAAGTGCCACTGTCAAGATCATCTCAGGCAATTGAGCAATCTTTCCTTGGATTGCTTTACGAGCAGGTGGAATGTCGGGACGTCCCTCATTCTCGGTTGTGTGATGGAGAAGCAACACAGCAGCTTGTGTCTCACGAGCAATGTGGTGCATAGCCTTAGCAATCTCGCGTAGGCCAGACCATTCATCATTGTGCAGGGATACAACGTTCATCGCGTTGTCCACAATAATTAAATGCGGATACTCACCATATGCTTCCGCATAGGCACGTATGGATAAATCAATCTCATCTAATGTAGGTGATGGAGCAAAGTCAAACTGTAAATGCTTAATGCTCTCAAGCTCCTGACCATAAAAATCTTGACCAGTTCCTGAAGCAAATGCTTCTTCTACGCTTGAAACTCTATGCCCAGTTACCATTGCCGCAGAACGAATCGCGGTGGTATAACCATCTGTATCTGCTGAGATATACAGCGTAGGCACCTTCATCTGCACTGCCATATAGAGGGCTAATAAAGATTTACCGGCATTTGGTTGACCGGCAATCATTGTCAATTGCCCCCGCCTAAACCTAATCCCTTCCGCTGCTAGCGGTGGGAATAGGTCAGGCAGTAGTGCGTAATCATTGGTACTTTTCGCTGCCGCTTGGTGTAGTGACAGCATCCTAAATTATCTAACGAACTTAGGCTCGCATTGGTCAGGTGTACCCTTTGGTGAAGGGCAGAACCAACCCTTCCATGCCTTTGGTGCGCCTGGCTTTGACTCACGCCATACCAATGCACCGTGCTTACAATGTCCATCAGCAATGACTGCTTGTGTTGATGCAGGTGCTGATCCAACAACCTCTGCGTTAAATGAGCGTGCTACATAGCTAGCGGCATTAGCGCCACCACCAAGTGAACCGGATGTTGCTCCGATAAGAGTTGCAGTATCTTGGATAGTCGTTAGTTGACTTTCCAATTCCTTTTGATCTGCTGCGTAGATGTTGATTAAAGTTCCGTCAGCCAACTTAAAGTTAACTTGAAACTTTGTTGCTTCGCTTGCTGCCATTCTTTTTTCCTTCTTTCTTTATGTTTGCTAGTGGGTCGTAAATCTGGGCCAGTTGTCCACCTACTGCGTAACAGTAATCCTTTACGCCACAAGTGCCACATGACATGCCAATATTTGGCAAAAAAATTTCTGCCTGTAAGCCCCTCTCAAACTGAGAAAACAGTTCGGTGAATACAGGTATGGTCCAACGATCCAACCCAATGGCTTCTTCAAACTCTGCCTTGCGAGCTGAGTAGAAGTAGCCACGAGTCGGACGGATACCAAAAGTCATTTCCATCATACAAGCATAGACACCCAATTGCATTGCTGAGTCAGGTGTGTAGTTGCCTGTCTTAAAATCAATTACTGCTATCTCACCATTGGGCAAGGTAACAATTGCATCGGCAAAGCCTTTGATAGGAACATCACCAAAGGATTGATTGAAGCCAAGTTCAATTCCTGGTATGCCCTGAGGCGTTACCCAAATTTCAAACTGATTTTCACTCCAAGCGTTGATGAAATTAAAGAACATTTGCTTGCCGTTAACATCCCACCAAGCGCCATCTTCCTTATCAGGATTGGCTTTGGAAGCACGTCCACCACGACGCCAATCTTGTGGATTGGTACCGGTCTTCTCTTCTTGTTCAGCAATCTGCGCAGTAAACGCTTCTTGCCAAATCGTATCCCAAGTCATTCTATCTCTTTTCCAACTACTATCTCTAAGGCTTTCTTTAGCCCTACAATTGTAGCAGGATTAGTTTCTGTTTTAATTTCTTTCTGAATCAAATCGCCAAGTGCCTTACGCATAAGGACTTCAGCTTCAACAAAAGCCTGCTCAAAGGCAGCCTTGGTAATGATCTGTGCGCGTTTCTTTCCCATGTTATTCCTTGTCCAATTCTGTAACTACCTTAGCAATACTACCGCATTCAACACAGGTAGCATCTGTCATATACATGCCAATCTCATAATCCTCATCAAATTTACACTTAACGTTCCACCATTCAGAACCGCAATGGCAGACACGGATAGGTCCAAGTGAGCGTAGATCAGTGGCAAACATTAGAACGGTATGTCAACCGTGGTTGACTTGTCTTGTGCCTTATCAAACTGTTGTAGCAGATACTTTTCTGCCGCTGCGTGAAACGCAGATCCACCAACAAACCACCAAGCTGGTTCTGAAGGTGCTTGTAAACCACGTTCTAGTTGCCATGCTTTACCGCAACGTAGCCATGATGTAAATGAACTAAACGATCTATGTTGTATTGTTATTTCAGCCATGCGATAAGGGTAGCAGATAGGCATGAGAGGCGTGTCAAGTTAAGCCATTGGCGCGTCAAGTTGCGCCTATGGTTTGGAGTATGTGTACAATACGAGCGAAGCGAGTGCGACAGGGTAGAAGGCGGCAAGGCTGATAGCCTTCCAACGGGTAAAATGGCAAAAAAAATAACCCCCACCGAAGTGGGGGCTACGTTTGCTATTAAGTTTTACTTAGTTGATGCAGGTACAATCTTATGATCTACCGGTGGTAGTGTCTTATTAAACAAAGAATATGGATTGATGCGTGCTACGACTGGTCCAAGCACACCAACAAGAGCAGCCCAAGCAACATGCTTGAGATTGTGATTGCCAGTCTGGTAAATCGCTACACCAGCAGCAATAGTTGCGTATAGATAATGCTCAACAAGAGCCTTTTCACGTGATGATATTTTCATTTATTCTTCCTCTACATTGTCAACATATGGAGTATTCATGTGTGAAGCCTCTGGATCTTCTAACGGAGAACCATAAGGCTTGGGAGCAGCGGAGCCTGCTAAGGCTGCCGTCGCTACCATACCCAAATGTACAGGATCAAGAGAGAAATTGCTTGCTTTCCAAACCATCAAACCGGCAACGCTGCCAAGCACGGCAGTCTTAGGATTTGTATGGTCAATTTTAAATGGCATTATGAACCAGCCTTTGCCACCATGGAACTGTAAGTAAAGGCATCAATACCCTTACCCTTTACCTTAGCAAGACCTGGATACCTAGCCTGATAGACAGGCACAAGGGCTAGATCCTCTGCGGTTAATGTACCTAAAATTTGATTCTGAGGTAGCAATCCTGCGTTGGCTAAGGCTCTCTCTACAATTAAGGCTGCTTGGCTCTTAAAACCCACTTTAAAGGCGTTTGTGCCAGGGAATGGCGGGGCTACGATGACCGTTGGAGCCTTGACGCTAGGCGTAGATGAGCCGAGATTATTGTTCAAAGCCATTCCGCCACCACCAAGGGCTGTAGCGCCTGCAACTCCCGTTGCTAGCACCTTGTTTTTGGTAGGTACAGAAGGCTTGACAGGTGTTGGGTAGTTTGGTCTAGCAATAGCCATGACGTTCAACCAAGGGCGATGCCGGCGAAAGACGCCTATGCCGTTAGCTTGTGAGCCAGTGGCATGGTCAGGGCTGGTGTTAGCCTCAATGACTGTTAGCCCTGCCGTTGAACATTGCTCAAGAATACCGACATGCTCGGCTACGCCTTTGCCAGAAAAATCATAGAAGACAATATCGCCTGGACGGCCTGTTCCTTTAGGAACTATCTGGCTATGTTTCTGAAACCAACTTAAACCTACTGGGCAGTAACTAAATCCTTTGGGCGTTTCAGCAGCAACAAGTGCCGTCAATTGGGCTTGACTAAATACCCAACTAACAAACATGGCGCAGTAACTTTGGTTAGGCATTCCATACCAAGTGCCATATGGATTTTCGTTATTAGGTCCTTCAATAAAGCCGATTTGTTTTTGAGCAATGTTGACTATATCTAAGCCACTGCTCATTGCCAGATCAACCTCTCAGCCAAATCTCCTGGGGTACACAAATAATCTTTTTCAGCGATGACTAGCCCACCTTTGCGGTAGCACTCAGCTACCAACTCAGAGCAGATATAACCATTGCTTTGAGCAAGACGACTAATAATTCCTTTAGTTAATACTTTAAGTCCAAGGCTTCGCAAGGCTATATCAATGATAGTAAAGAAATCATATGGCTTGCCAACAGTTTCAAGGGCAGCGTTAATAATCTGCATCCGTTGGTTGTCATCTAGTTCTTCATGTTGGTTCCAAGCAATACTTGGATACTCAGCGGCTTTCTTTTTCTTTATTCCACGCGGATCAGCAGAGACAATGTCTCCGTTGCCGACATAGACAACAGCATGATTCCAACGAGAAAAAGTACCAAGACGAATAAGCCAACCAAAGAAACCATTGGTCTTAACCACTCCGTAATCACCAAATCTAGGTTCATATGTTGTCATTCATATCCTCAATAATGTCTTTCAAATGATCTAATTCTTGCTTCTCAAGTTTGAGAATGTGGCGTATGATGAGAGCATCTCGTTTAGTCTGCCCTATCATGGCAATACCAATGATAAGTTCTACGGTTACTGCTAGCCATGAGGCTAGATTCATCCATTTAATATATGCGTGTGTGTCTGTAAACCATGTAGGTTGAAGCCACCAAACAAAAGTAACACCAGACCATAGAACTACAAAAAACCAATTGCGGATAATGCCTTGGATCTTCCATGATACTTGCTCACTAAAGGTTAGTACATCACCGGTTGTTTCGTGGATATACTTTCGCTTTAATGGGTTAATCATTATGCTCCCTGACGTGTTGTTCAAACCTGCCATTAAGGACTGCTACATCAACTGCTATTTCTTGCTGACGCTCAACTAAAGTCTCAACCATTGGAATGACTTGCTTACGGATAGCATCATTAAGGGAGCCGCCTGAATTAGGTGTTACCTCATGCTTAATTGTCTGAAGGTCTTCAAATTCTTGCTTCATAACATTTTTAACACCATGCTTAAAAACGTACCATACGCCTGTAGCAGTTGCTCCAACAGTAAATACACCGTTGTAAAGGATGGTAGTTAAATCCGTGCTGGTCATTTGCAGTATTCCCTATCTGTTATACGGTACGGAACTGGACGTTAATTAACCCACCAAACCCTGTAAAGCGACGCTCGGGTGGAGTCATGCGAACAAACGTAAGGCTTTCAATAACCCCACGAACTGTTTCATTATTAGTAAAATCTTGAAGGATAACTACATCGCCATTAGATTCAACTGTTTCCAAAGCCTGAAGTCTTTCAGCAGCACGACCTTCATATCCGGTAGCCATGTTGTACTTATCGCCTTCAAAGTCATAGTTAAGTACTGGTATAGTAATAATGCGTTGACGGCGTACAGCTGGAAGTGCTTTAAGTTGATAGCCGTTGAATGAATCTTCTTGACCCACTTGCTGCCCTGATGCGGCAATCAATGTAAAGCGTAGGGCAATAGATTCTTTTGGTGCTAAATCGTATTGATCTAGCCCAGTAATGTCTTGGGTAAAGTCAAATGAATTATCTACTGTAATAACATCTGTAACGCTTTGGTTGGCATCTACAAATGAAAAAGTTAACTTGCCAATGAGGGGCAATGTTTGACGCAATTTAGCCAATTCAAAGTGCTTATCCTCAAGGGTAAAGTATCGGATCTGACCAGTCTGTAGGTAACCTGAGGTAACCAGTGTGTTTGATTGTAAGTAAATGCCAGTAGCGGCTACGCCAATAGCCAACTTACCTGTCTTGCCAATGGTGACTACCTGAGATGCTTCAGCTGTTGAAGGCACACGCAAGTGTGTGGCATACGCCACTTGGTTTGGTGACAATTGACGGCTTAAATCAAGTTTGACTAAGCCAGAAGAAAAGGTTCCATCGCCATTGTCAATGTAATTTGAGACGGTGCAATAGGCAAACCTGTCTTGAAAGGTAATTGACTTAACTGGCAAACCATTAAGATTAGTTCCTTGGGCTGGATCATAGCCATTGGTAATAACAGAGATTGGACCATAGGTAATATAACCATTGGAGTAAAATCCTGATGTATCAATTTCACCTACACGCACACCTTTGTTAGTGCCAAAGACCATGTACTTGCCAACGTAAGATCCAATAGCATAGACAATTTCACCCTTTGGCATATCCGCTGCCGTCAAAGCGCGGGTAAGAAGCGGTACTGCACCTGATGTATCAAGGACTAGGCGAAAGATGCTAGATGAATCTCCAACATATCCTGAAACATAAATGTTGTTTGGTCCTTCACAAATACCAGTCCATACCCAGTTTGTATCAGGATGAGCATAGATAGGAAGATTGTTGTTGCTTGCAAGAGTAACTGTTCCGCTTGCGCTAGCTTGGCTAACTGCGGCGTTGTTCAAGAAGAATACAACCGATGTGCTGTTAGGCACAGCCGTTACTGACCATGTGCCATTGTAAGGAGAACCAACAGAGGCTACGGTAATCAAGGAACCAACTGCAAAGTTGTGAGCCGATGTAAGGGTAAGAGTGGCATTGTATGAGCCATCTACCTTGCTGGTTGCTACAGTAAATGATGTGATTGGTTGTACTTCAAATAGGTAATTGTTAATACCGGCAATAAGGCGTTGCTTAACCCAACCTAATTTAACAGTAGTAACTGTTCCCACCATAGATGGGTGGGTAAAGATTGATGTGCCGTTAGTGGCGCCAGTAAGTGGGCCGCGATAGATGCCTGTGGCATTAGCGGCATAGTAGTTAAGACCATCTTGGGCTACAGATAGAATCGTGCCTGATCCGCCCCATGTCAAGGTTGTGGTTGTACCAGCAGCCGTTGTGCGGTAGAGGGTAGATCCATCTGACCAAATAACTAGATCAACACCATTGACATCGGTAGCTCCGACCATGATTGGTGTGCCACCTGGAGTGGTAGATATTTTAGTTACATCCGGTAGTAGTGTTACTTTGCCAATATTAAATACATCTACACCAGCTGATTTGGTAAAGCGTAGCCCAACTGTGTCGCCTTCAATTGGCTCCTCATAGCGGATACCAGCTCCGTAATGAAATGAGGATTGGCTACGAAGCCACCAACCTGTGAGCGTCTGCTCACCTGGTTCCTTCTGTTGGTCAATCTGTTGCTTGCGATACTGGGCAGTCTCACGCTTGTATGGGTATTCTTTTGATACGCCAAGGAAGAATGGCAAGCCAGCAATGGCACAGTCATAGTTATTACTTGTATTGAAGTATGTATTGCCAGCATTGGCGGGTTGACCAATTGGATCAACAGGACGTTCTGCAATATGTAAATAACCGTCGTCGCCTATAGCCACCTATACTCCTTAGTTTAAGTCCAATAAAAAAGCCCCGCACTTGGCGGGGCTGGGTAATGCTTGGTGTTACTTAGATAGAGCCGCAATCTCATCGGCTGTTAGACCGAGAGCCGCTAGTTTAGCCTGAGCCGCAGCCTTGTCTGCTTCTACCTTTGCTGCTTCTGCTTCTGCCGCAGCCTTCTGGTCTGCTGCTGCTTGAGCGGCAACAGCCTGTGCTGCAATCTCGTCAGCGGTTAAATCGCGATATGTTACCTCGCCTGTTTCGCAATTAACTTCAACTGCTTGTGGTGTATCTGCCATTGTGTTTCTCCTTAGTTATGAGTTTTTAATACCGTAAAGGTAAAAGGTTGAGTATTGATTTATATTTGCGCCATTTCCACTTACCGAAATTGAAGTAATTGCTGCTGTATTTGACCATAAACACGCGTCTAAATCTAAAGAAACTAAACTAGTGTTTCCTTCTTGCACATTGTCGGAAGATAAAGATTTGTAATTGCTTGAAGCGTAATTTGGAATATAAATATCATTACTGGCAAAATCATTTGCGGTAGGATAGCCGTTTATTGCCCAGTTAAAATAAGAACCACTTGCAGAAGCAGAACTTGTTGATGCACCGTTGCCATAAAGCAATTTTTCTGAATAACCACTAGAAGAACCATTAAATTGCAGGTACGGAGAATTAACAGAGTTAATGCTTGCTTTTAGTAACAAATCTGTATAAGTAGCAGGAATAGACGAAAAGGTAACGCTTGCCACACCGCCTGAACCGACTGTGTTAGAAGCGATAAGTGTTGGGCCTTTAGTCATTATGCACTCGCAATTCCGTAGAGGGAGAAGGTTGAGCCGATTGTATAATTAGAACCAGCAAATACTGTCATTGAAGTAATTGCAGAAGTGTTACGCCAAAGATTAACATAAGCAGTAACTTCACCAACAACAACACCTGCTCTACTAAGAGCAGTTTTATAAGTAGTTGTATTTGAATAATTTTGAATATTTGTTATTGATACACCTTGACCATTTGTGGACATATAACCACAATCGCAAGAAGTTGCGTTACTAGCCCTACCACTTACTGCACTACCACCATTTCCATACATAAATGTTTGTGAGTAATTACTACCAGTATCGCCATTAAATTGTAGTCTAACTGCTGCACCAGTTCCGCCAGCATTAAGTGAATAATTTACAACCAACACCAAATCCGTATAGCCCTGCGGGATAGAGTTAAAGGTTACAGATGAAGCGGCTGAGGCTAAAGTCTGTGTTTGAATAGGTTGATATGTTATTCCAGCAGCCATATTATTTCACCCCATAAAGTGCAAAAGTTGAGTATTGTGCCAAATTAGCACTTGAGCCATTTGAATAAAGAGTGACGGATGTTGTAGCAGATGTATTCATCCACAAACCGCTTGCATAAAAAATATAACCACTACCATTTCCGTCAGCACCACCCAATGAACGAGTTGTTTTATATTTATTAGTGTTGGCATAATCTAAAATGTCAATAATAAGAGCATTAAATACTCCTGAACTTTGATTTGGGCCGGGAACGGGAGCGGCATAAATATCATTTGTAGTTGTATTGTTATCGCTATAAACACTACTGCCATCTCCATACAAAACGTGACGAGAATAATTATTTCCAGTATCGCCGTTTAATCTAAAATGGATTTGATCATATCCTGCACTTGTTTCTCTACTAATGCCTCTAATTTGCAAATGCGTATAAGTGCTAGGAATAGAAGCAAATGTAATACTGCTTGCTCCACCTGAACCTACTGTTGTTGTGGCAATAGAATAATAATCCGAAGAACTAATAATCGGTATGCCTAAATGCCCCGATATTTGCGAGGCGTATATGCCGAGTATGGGTGACATTTAAGCCAAGTCTCCAATCACAAGCCAGTTATTTGCACTGGTCTGAATTGCAGTAGCCGCTGAATATTGTACGCGAGTCTTTGGAGCAGTTGCCGTAGCACCAGTTGATGTAATAGTCACACCGCTTCCTTGAGTAATAGTTGTCTGACCAGCGCCAATCTGTGCGAAGTTTAACACAGTTCCTACGGGAAATGCCACTGATGAGTTAGGTGGGATAGTCACCGTGTTGGCAGAGGCGTTAGACAAAGTAACAAGGGTGTTATTGCCATCGCCCAAGACAAAGGTATATGAAGCAGTTTGGGCGTTAACCGCAACTGTCGGTGTAATGCTAGCGTTAGTCAGCAGTGAGACGGCCATTAGAGTGTTACTCCTGTCGCTACAAAATCGGTATTTCCTGTGGTTGAATAGACTGAAACTACATCTCCGCTAGCCAATGTCCAGCCAGGAGTTTCCTGCAAGGTGGAGTTAGCAGCCAAGGTGAAGTTGTAGTAAAGGTAGTAAGCACTTCCGCCAGACTTGGTAATGCTGATACGGATTGAATCGTTTGTTCCGCCCTTATTGCAGGCGTTGAATGAACCTACGATAGAGCCGTTAGTTGACCCTGTAACGAGGGTAGAAGTACCCGCCGCTGAAGGCGTTACGTTTCCTAGTACGACATATGCTGTAGCCATTATGCTAAGTCTCCAATCAATGTGAAGGTATTGGTTCCTGTGCAAACAATTGTGGCTGCACTGTATTGTGCCCGTAACTTAGTTCCAGTCCCTGTAAAGGTAGACGTTCCATCTCCCTGTACGGTTACCTGTCCTGCGCCAATTTGCTGGATGTTGATCTGTTGACCAGTAGTAAATGTAGCTGATGGGATGGTCAAAGTTATTGCAGATGAGTTAGATAAGGTAACTAGCTTGCTAGCATCTGTTGATGCGATTGTATAAGTAGTGCCAGTTTGAGCGTTAATAACAAGGTTTGCAAAAACCAACGGGCCTGAACCTACTTCATCGGTTACAGCCGCTGCTAAGTTAGCAGAAGTTGGTGTGCCAAGGAATGTGGCTATGCCAGTTCCAAGACCAGAAATGGCTGTTGAAATTGGCAAGTTAGTAACAGTGTTACTTGCACCTGAGATAGTTTTATTAGTCAGTGTCTGAGCATCGGTAGATCCTACGATGGCACCAGTTACGCCATGGACAACTGTGCTAGACGCCACATGGTCTTGAAAGTCTGTCATGTCTTGTGCCACTAGCACGTGGCGTACAACAGCTCCTACAGCATGGCTTGTAGCAGATGATCCATTGTAACCACGGGTAATAGTAAGGGTTGTACCAGATGCTCCGGTAACAAGCACTAATTCCTCTGAGGCTGTGTTGTAGTCAAGAGCTACTACAAATGGGTATGAGCCAGGGTAGCCAATAGGCGAGCTAGATAATGTTACCGATGTAGATGAGGAAGTGATAGATGAGGCGACTGTATTGTCAACCGCATTAGCACTGTAATAACGTCTTGTTGCTGTCGTCATTGGCTATCCTTAGAGTGTGTAGTGAGTGCGAGGTGGATACTGCTCTTGTAGGCGACGTACTTCAATAAGTAGACGTTGCTGGTACATCTGTTGAATCATTCTGCCGATATTGGCTGCTGAGCCAATTGGATCGTTTGCTTGTTGCGCATCGGCTTCTGCGGTAGCCGCTGGTACACGACCAAGGTCTAGGTACATTGCTGTACGGTAAGCAGCACCAAGAACAATTACTTCACGGGCTGAGTCTGGCAAGCCACTGAGTTGAGCAAAATCATCTGTATCGTATTGAAGGGTAGAAGGCTTTTTGGTGTAAGTAACCATAATGGTACGACCAGGAATAATTCCTTCGCGGATAGAAATTGTCTTACCGCTGTTCCATGTCAATGGGTTAGCCATACGATCTACACGATAGTGGCGAATTGGTAGCCATTCCTTAGAAGGCCCAATGGTCTGCCAAGAAGCACCAAGAATATCAATTGCCTCTTGAGGCAAGACATAGGTTGTTACCGCTGCTTGGAATTTAAAGGTTGTGTAATAGACGCCAAACAGATCAGGGTATACAGCATCAATTGCTAGGTTAATATTGCGGCGAATAACGCTGCGTGGAAATGATGGTGTAATTGTGACACGAGTACCAGCGGTATGGATTGTAGCCACTGTATCTCTAAAGCCACGACCATATGCTGGGATGGTTGCTGTGTTGGTTGTACGGTCAAACTTGTCTACCCAAATCAACTCATCGTCAATCTCAACCAAACCACGAGTCAATACAGTTCCATCGGCAACCTGAAAGGTTAAGTCAGTGGCACCCATTGCTGAAGTGAGGTATGTAGCTTGATCTTGACGGTTAGTGTAACCGGTAAGGGCAAGGGCAGTCTCGTTAATAATGTCAATAAATTTTGTCATGAACTAATCCTTGCTGCGGCTTCGGCTTCGCCAATACCATAGGTACCAGCAAGGGCGTTTAATACACCAGGTGTATCTAGATAATAATTTTTTCCACCATTACGATTTGCGTAAATAAGATTAAGCGCATCAATACCACGAGTAGCCTTATGACCAGGAATGGCAATGTCAGCCCATTTTACGCAAGCACCATTAAAATCATATTGTGGTACGCCACGAACAATGGTGCCAGCCAAACGATTTATATGATACACAGTAGATAAGCCACCGTAGTTTGCCATTTACTTACCCTTCTTATGACCTTTGTTTTTGTGGTATTTCACAACTGCTGCTACACCTTGTTGAATGGTTTTAGCGCCAGCCTTTTTAGTTAAATCAATATTAGGGCCTTTGTTGTCTGGGTGAACCACATGCACATTACCCTTTTGGATAACAACTTTGTGATTAACACCCGCAGCCTTAATTGTCGCCATTACTTAGATCCGCTGTTCCCAACATTATTGGTTCCGCCAACGCCCTCATATTGTCCATAAGGAGTCTTTGTTGGCTTGCCTGTTAGCTTGTCATTTAACTTACCAATTGCTGTTGAATTGCAACCGCATTCTGCGCACATATTACTTACCACCCTTTTTTACTGGAAGAACCTTCTTGAGGTTTGGATTTGCTTTCTTTGCTGCTGGGCTTGCCTTACGAGTTGCAGATGCAAGAATTGCACCAGCACGCTCCATAGGAATGCCTTGTTTCTTTGCAATATTCTTTTGAGCGGCTTTAAAGCCCATACCCTTTTTAACTGCTGCCATTTACTTACCCTTCTTGATTTTTGCTACAAGGGCTTTATCCATTTTGGCATCAGCCTTAGCAGATGGTTTCTTTTTATCCATTGCTGTGTCAGCCTTTTTGAAGGCTGCCTTTTGCTTAGTGTTTAATCCTTTTGTAACTTTGGCGTCTTGCTTCTTATCAGCCTTTTCGCTATAAGCCATTTATACTACCCCTGTCTCTTTCATTACCTTTGCAGATTGCTTGGTAATCTTGGATGCTGCTGGCATAGATTCTGCATTAAATGCAACGCCTAGTTTGTCACTAGCCTCTTTTGCTTCAGCAACTGCTTTCATTGTTGTACCCGCTGGTTGGATACCTTGTGAACGAGCATCTGCATAAGCATCTAACTCTGCTGTCCACTTCTTATCAGACATAGAATCTGATCTGCCGGCATCACCAGTGGAAAGTTCTAGCGTGCCGATCTTGCAGCCAAAGCAACCATCTACATAGGTTGTATGGTCTTTATGACCAGTCTCAAAAACTACATGTGGAAATGGTTTATCTGAAACTACATCGCACTCTGTGCAACCGTACTTGACTACGATCCAATCGTGCTTTTCGTTAAATCCAAATTCAAGAACTTTGTCCTTGTGTTGATGGTCCATTCTTCACCTGTCTAAAAAATTGTAGGTTGCGTTGAATACGCTCTGTTTCTTCGCCATTACCCTTAACAGCATTCTCAGCAAAGACAATTGCTTCGTCAATATGCTTAAGGTTGTAAGCGGCGATTGAGGCAAGATCAAAAGCCTTCCAATCCCATACCGCTGATTCGTAGCAGTAGTGGACTGATCTAGGCCGTTCCAAAACATTGACACAAGCATCTAAGCATCTCGGCCAGTTCTGTTGGCGATAGGCATTGATAGCCACGCCATACCATGATTCACCTTCACGGGGAAGAAGTTGTACACCTTTGTCATACCATTGGGTAGCTTCATTTTCACGACCCAATTGATGAGCAGCCTCACCTGCCCATCGGCAGACAGCGGCTTGTTCTACATCCCAGCCATTAAGCGGAAGTTGTTTCTCAGCTGCTGAGATGACATCTTCCCACTTATGGTGGAAATAATATTCGCGGCACATATATGTCCACATACGAGCATCGTGTGGATTTTCTTTTACCGCTAATTCAAGTAAAGTTAAGTATTGTCCTCTGGACTTACTATTGTCTGGTAGGTGTTGGATAACGGCATTGCGTATGTCGCAGTCTCGTGTCTCTCCGTTGCCGTACCACAGTTGCACTTCATGGCATGGGTATTTCCATACCCATCCAAATCGTGAATGGAGTCTGTCTCGTTCCCATTTTTGACCAGTATCCATGTTGACCCAGCCAAGATGTGAACCTGGTATCCACTTTTGTTTGACTTTCTTAAAGAAGGTCGGTTCTGGAACTTCGTCCATATCCAAGATAAGGCAGACATCAGCATCCTCTGGGACAAGTGATAAGGCTGTGTTGCGAGCCACATCAAAGCGAAATGGATCTAAATGTATTTGATGAACGGTTATACCTAGTTCACGCATTTTATCTTGACTACCATCGGTAGAACCTGTGTCAACTACAATGCGATAATCCGCATCTTTTGTAGCTTCTGCGTAACGCTCAATATGTTTAATTTCATTTTTACAAATGGAATAAACGGCTATCTTGGGCATACGCTATTCTATCACATAGCCCCAAGCCAAAGCATATCAACTAACGCCGATGCACTTGGGCCTGTTGCTCCCGTGCTTCCCGTAGAACCAGTTGCCCCTGTTTGTCCAGTAGCCCCCGTCGCTCCAGTCTGACCATTGCTTCCAGTATTACCTGTCGGCCCTGTTGGTCCTGTTGCGCCAGTCGCTCCCGTAGATCCATTTGAACCTGTGTTACCTGTGGCTCCTGTGGCACCTGTTGCTCCCGTCGGTCCAAGTATGGTGTACATAATTTGTTCAACGTGAAGATTCACGCTTGGAGATGCAGGACGAGTCGGAGATGAACCAGCAGCAATTGCTAGTAATTCCATATAAGTGTTTTGTGATGACCAGTAGAACTGGATGTAGTCACCAGCATTAACTGTTACTAAGTCTTCAATGTTTGCAAGGACTTGGTTGTTAACGCCAGAGGTTGTAAAGACTGCGGTTGATTGAGTCACAGCAGTTCCGTTAAGGGCATACCAAACGTTTACTTGGTAGTTGCTTCCACCGCCAGTGGTGATGAATTGACC